GCGGCAGCAATACGGGCGGGGATAAAGAACGCACGGGCGGGTGAATCACAGGCTCAGCGCGGAAGGATTCAGAATGGACGTGTTCATATCGGCGAGCGATCCTATCCTTTCCGTGCGGCAGTGGATTGTAACACCAGTGACGGAAGTTTTGTGTGGGTACAGATTTCAAAGGGCGGTACCGCCGTTATCGTGGGAGCGTGAGACGATGCACAGGGCTAGAGTAAAAGCTGTGAGCGGGAATCGGGTGCTTGCGGATGGTGCATGGCTCACCTGCATTGGGAATCGAACGGTTCGTGAGGGCGAATGGATCTGGACGGATGGTCGCTGCGTCTACGGGCATGAATCCGAGGGCGGCAGCAGCTATGTTCCGACGAATGTCCTTTCCGGCATACCGCTCCTCCAAGTGAAGTGGACGGATCACAAAGAGCGGATGCTCTATTCGTATTATGCGAAGGGCAAACTGCATGAACTGGGCTTTGGAAAAGATGCCGGGTGGATGGTCAATCACGGTGACCGCTTTGCATTTCTGAAGACGGGGTTGCTCGATATCGAGATGGATGCGCGGGGAAATGTCTATACACTTGAGGACGCGAACGTCCTTGTGGATTCTATCCTTGGGGCAGAGGTGCATGATGGTGTCTCCCATGTCAGATGCAATGGGGAGATTATTGCCACATACGATCTTGAGAAAGCATTTGGCACTCCTCCTGTGGACGATCCGTATGATCACTATACCTGCCGACCGCTCGAAGGACGGGTGGATCAGCAAGGAAGATTCAAATTGCTCATATGGCATCAAGTATCGCGGAAGCTGTGGGATGGGACTTGGATCAGCTCCGAGCGCCATGTGGTCTTTGACGGCACAAACATCGAACCATGGAGCGAGGAATCCAAAACATCGTGGAAAGATCCTGTCACCGGTGAAACACAACGATCTCACACGAAATGGATTGCACCGGATTACAGTGTCCGCTTTCCCATCAATGACGGGATGTATATGCTGCTGCCAAGCGATGGGAACTTTATGGGGGGCTCCAGCAAATGCAGCACGCCCATCTATAACGAGCAGGATGAGTTGATTATGAAGATTGATACGCATGCGGGCGGGCGTGTGAATGTTTGTCCCTTGGAAAAGGGGAAATATCTGGTCAGTATGGTATCTGTTTCAATCTTGGGGAACGAGACCTCCGAACTGTACCTATGGGAAGACGGGCAGCTTACGCTTTTAATGAAAGGCTGTCTGAACCGCCGTTTGCGCAGGATGAGCAACCTCAATAAATGGAAGAAAGCAGGAGGCTTTCGATGATGGATCAGATTTTGACAATACGTCTGTATGCGGCGGGCATCGGCATCGTGGTTGGCGAGTTTCTTGGCAACTTCGACGATCTGCTCTATGCACTTGTCGCATTTGTGGCAACGGACTACGTCACAGGAGTGCTGAGAGCCATTGTAGAGAAGAAACTGTCGAGCGCCATTGGCTTTAAGGGGATCTGCAAGAAAGTCTGCATCTTCACTCTTGTGGGCGTTGCAAACGTCCTCGATACCCACATCATCGGCAGCGGCTGTGTCCTGCGCTCGGCTGTGATCTTCTTCTACATCTCGAATGAAGGAATCTCCATCATCGAGAACGCAGCACGGATGGGGCTTCCCGTTCCGCAGAAATTACAGGACATGATGCACAGTCTCAAAGATCAATAATTCATTCGACTTCAACGCCCGGCGAATCTTCGTCGGGTTATTTTTATGCCCGAAAAGGTGACCATGAGAGCCGTTTTTGTCCGCTGTTCCATGAAGGGAGATGTTGAGATGAGCAAGGAAGAAGGACTTCGGGAAATGACGTATCAGATGGTGATGCGTGCTTCATGGAAAATACTGCAGAGCGGGCTTTTGTCAGAAGACGAGTATCTTGTGTTTGAAGCGAAAATGCGCGAGAAATATCGCCCTGTCATCGGGCTTCTATTTTCAGATATTGACTTGCTATCGTGCGGATAGTACGGGAACATGGGGGTGGAAAGGAGGGAGCACCATGAAGATACGAAGAGTCCAACCAAGCCCTATATTGCAGAAAAAGCTGCGTGTGGCTGCCTACGCCCGCGTTTCTGTGGATACGCTCCACCACTCTCTAGCGGCACAGGTAAGTTTCTACAGTGCCCTCATTCAAAATAATCCTGCGTGGGAATACGCAGGAGTCTATGCAGATGAGGGAATCACAGGAACGAGTACAGCCCATCGGGATGAGTTCAAGCGACTGATCGCGGACTGCAACGCCGGGAAGATTGATTTGGTACTCGTCAAAAGTATCAGTCGCTTTGCCAGAGATACCGTGGATTGCCTTCATACCGTCCGACGGCTGAAAGAAAAGGGGATTGCCGTTCGTTTTGAACGCGAGAACATTGATTCCACATCCGAGGACGGAGAGCTGCTCTTGACGCTGCTCGCATCCTTTGCCCAAGAAGAGAGTCGGAGCATTGGCGACAACATTCGGTGGGGCGTGCGGCGACGATTCGCCGAGGGGATTCCGAACGGGCATAAAGCACCGTACGGCTACCAATGGGACGGTGAGATGTTTCGCATTATCCCTGCTGAGGGCAAGATCGTCAAGGAAATTTACCGCAGATACCTTGCCGGGGAATCTGCCTACGCCATCGCGAAGAGACTCGCAGGGCGCGGCATCACAGGACGGCAGGGGAGACCCATTGAGCAGACCACGGTAAAGGACATCCTCTCCAACATCTCCTATACGGGCACGATGGCACTGCAGAAGAACTACATCAGCGAGGGCCATATCCGTAAGCGCAATAAAGGTGAGGTGCCCATTTACATGGTGGAGGGAATGTTCGAGCCGCTTGTGAGCAAGGATGACTTCGACAATGCACAGGAGATACGGCAACGGAGAGCCGCGCAGTCCGGCAATCGGAATTCTGTACGGATGTCATTCTCGGGAATAGTAAAATGCGGATGCTGCGGAAGCGGATTCAGCAGAAGAACTGCCGGGAAGTACAGACGGTGGGGCTGCAACACAAGAGAGCGGAAAGGCAGAGAATCCTGTGACAGCCGTCCAATCAAGGAAGAGGAGCTTGTGGCTGCGGTCAGAACCGTCATGGAGAAGGATGATTTTGATGCCGCAGAACTCAGACGCAAAGTCTCTAAGATCGTCATTCACGATGACTGTGTGGAATTTCACCTAATCAACGGTCACATAAAAAAGACTGCCCGAATATACACAGGGCAGCGCGGCAGTAATCCCTTCACGAATAAAGTCTACTGCGCTTCCTGCGGCAGCAAGTGTGAGCGGGATACATGGATGAAGGGAACTAAGGTGTGGTCTTGCAGTCAGCCGCGCACGAAATGCCAACTGAGGAGATTGCCAGAATCCAAACTAAAGGAAGCGGCAGAATCCTTGTTCGGTGACTGCTACGAGGGCAAGATCGTACAGAACGTAAAGCGGATTGTCATATCCGATGATGAAGTCATATTTCAACTCAAAGAAGGAGGCGCATACCGATGGCAAAGACAGTGCGGATGATTCCTGCAACTCTCAGAGTGTTTCGGTCGGAAGTTACGGCAGAACCAAGACGGCGCAGGACGGCAGGATATGCCAGAGTTTCGACCGATCATGAAGAACAGGCTTCCAGTTACGAGATGCAGATGGCGCATTACAAGAACTACATCGAGAGCCGTGCAGACTGGGATTTCGTCGGCATGTATTCGGATGAAGGGATCAGTGGAACCAACACAAAGAAACGCGATGGCTTCAACCAGATGATTGAGGATGCCCTTGCCGGCAAGATCGACCTCATCATCACAAAGTCGGTCAGCCGCTTTGCGAGAAACACTGTGGATTCTCTGCAGAACGTCCGCAAACTCAAGGAAAACGGCGTAGAGATTTACTTTGAAAAAGAGAACATCTGGACGTTCGACACACGCGGAGAACTCCTTATCACGATTATGTCGAGCCTGGCCCAGGAGGAAAGTCGCAGCATCTCGGAGAACACCACGTGGGGCAAGCGGAAACAGTTCGCGGAGGGAAAGACCAGTGTGGGCTACAGCGCCTTTCTCGGCTATGACAAGGATTTCAAAATCAACGAGGAACAGGCGAAAGTGGTCAAGCTCATCTACAAACTCTTCCTTGGCGGGCGATCCTTCTATGCTATTACCAAGGAACTGGAGAAGCGCGGCATCAAATCTCCGTCTGGAAAAGATAGATGGTACATTTCCACGGTGCGCTCCATTCTTACAAACGAGAAGTACCGTGGCGATGCACTGATCCAGAAAGAGTATACGGCGGACTTTCTCGACAAGACGCGACGGAAGAATACGGGCGAGATTCCGCAGTATTATGTGGAAGAGCACCACGAGCCGATTATTCCGCCGGACTTATTCGACTTTGTGCAATCGGAGATAAAACGCAGAGAGCAGAATGGCAAGCACAGCGGTGTGAGTATCTTCGCGAACAAAATCAAATGCGGCTGTTGCGGCGGATGGTACGGGGCTAAGGTATGGCACTCCACGGACAAGTACCGCAGAGTCATCTACCGTTGCAACAAGAAATATGCCCACAAACGGAAGCCATGCAGTACGAGGCATCTGACAGAAGAGGAAATCAAACAGATTTTCGTTAAAGCACTGAACTCATTGGTGGAAGTCAAAGAGAACGTGATTACGGAACTACGATCTTTGATTGACGGTGTTTGCCGGACGGGGGAGCTGACTGAGGAGCGTAATAGAGCAGAGCAGGAACTCGGCGTTTTGGCAGAACGTCTTGAAATACTGATTCGTGAGAATGCACGGGTGGCACAGGATCAGACGGTGTATCTGAAACAGGAGAATGAGATTCGTGCACGCTATGTGGAAAAGCAGGGGCATCTAGCGAGGTTGGATGAGCAAATTGCCGAGAGGGATGGAAAGAGAAACATTTTGGAGGGCATGATTCAAGTGGTATGTGATATCAACGGGGAGCAAGTTGCGTTTGACGAGGAGCTATGGAGTGGACTGCTCGATCACATTGTAGTTAAGGAGGACGGCGCGGTAGTTGTTGTTTTCAAGGGCGGGATTGAGAGCGGCGTTGATGGATGTAGAGGTTTGTTCTATTTAAGGAAACAAAGCGGATGAAGATTGGTACTCTATAGGGGG